GCAGTTCTAATGTTCATTGCGGAGATATGGGTGGCGGTGGATATGGCGGAGGTACTAATGATGGTATGTCACCAGATACTGGTATTGGTTGTTTTGTAAAAGGAACATTAATAACTATTGCTGATGGAACACAAAGAAAAATAGAAGATTTAGATCAAGATGAAAAAGTATTATCTTATAATATGGAAACCAATGAAGTTGAAGAAGATATTATTTTACAAATAGATACACCATTTCGTAGTGGGTTAGTAACTATAAAAACAGAACATAGTCAAAATACAAACACATTTGATCATCCATATTGGTCTGTTACAAAAACAAAATGGGTATCATATGCACCAGGTGAAACTGAAGAAAATTATAAATTAAATGATGTGTGGGAATTAGAAGAAGGAGAGATTTTGCTTTATTTGGATGAAAATGGTAATATTATAGAATCAAAAGTTTTATCTATAACTGAAGAAGAATCTACAGAATCATGTATGACATACAATTTATCTAATGTTAAAAAGAATCATAACTTTTTTGCAAATGGAATTTTAGTACATAATAAAGGGCAAATTGATGCAGAACCAATAAAAGCTAGAGAGTATGCACCAATACTCAAACGAAGAGGTGGTCCTTCATCTACAAATTACACCGATGGTAATTATTACAATACTTCTAGAAAAAATCATGATGGTAGAGATTTATGTCCAGATGGTCAAGTTATGAGAGGTGGTATTTGTAGAGACTCTAATGACACCGGTGGTGGATTAATGGATCCACATGGACCTTGTGGTTGTCTTGGTCATGGTCAACAGGGTTCTGGTATTTTAGGTAATTGTCAAGGAAATTGTAGTAACGAAGGTGCTTCTTGTGGTTGGAAACAAAGTTGGAGTTCATCTGGAAATACTTATCATTGGTATTTTGATGGGTGTAATAGTAATAATGCACCACCTCCACCTTCACCTCCACCACCTCCTGGGGCAATTGAAAGAAAATATACTTTTCAAGGAGGCTCAAAAAACAGAGCAGGTGGAAGACCAATAAGAAAACCAATAAGAAAATATAGATCTGGTGGATTTCAAGGTCCAGGAAGTGGATTACCTGGTACAAAAAAATATAATGTAGGTCCAGTAACTGATCCAGATCCACCATGTTGTCAAAATCCAGGATATTGGACATGTGATGCTTTATCATATAACTTTACTAATTTCTGTACAGCTGGTGCAGTTCCATATCCATCTTGGGCTCAACATTTTTGTACCCACGAAGCTGCAGGAACAAATCAAGTAGCTCCATATCAAGGTCAATGTAGATGTGCTGGAGGTGCTTCTGATTGTATGGGAGGAGGACCAGGAGGAGGTAGTTGGGGTTCACATATAGGACCTGATTCAGGAGGAGAACCTGCAGGACCAGATAAACATTATCCTCCCATTATTAAAATAGCAAGACGTGGTGGGAGAACTAGGAGACGATAGTGTCGGTTAAACCAATAACAAATAAATCAATAGTAGCTTCATCTGGAATTAATAGAGCTAAACAAGTATCTACTAAAGATACTTCAGTAAGAGAAAATTTAAAAAAATCCTATGTTCCAGGAGCTAATTATAGTAATAATTATGCAGTTACACTAAAAGATATTGATACAGCTATAATGTCTCATTTAAAAGATGTTATTAAACCTACAGTAAAAGAAGCTAATGAGAATGTTGAAGTTTCTGTTATGTATGGTAATGAAGAACGATGGGCTAATTATAGAAAAAGAGGTACAATTAGGGATAAAAATGGTTCATTAATTTTACCATTGATAATGTTCAGAAGAACAGATATTAATAAAAATTCTTTAAGTGGACAAGGATTTAAACATGATGTAAAAAAAGATATATCAGTTGTTAGAAATTCAAAATGGTCAAAAAAAAATAGATATGATAGATTTTCTGTACAAACAGGTAAGAATCCTGTATATGAAGCTCTTGTTACTGGTATGCCAGATTTTAGAGATATTACATATGAGTTTGTATTGTGGACTGGATTTATAGAACAAATGAATCCATTAATTGAAACAATTGTATCACAGGGTAATACTTATTGGGGTGTTGGAGAAAAAATGAAATTTTTATGTAGTATTGAAAGTATAACAGATGCATCTGAAATGAATCAAGATGGAGAAAGATTTATTAAATCAACATTTGGTTTAGTTGCTAGTGCTTATTTATTACCTGAATATATAAATTCTTCAGTTACAAATAAAGTTTCAAATATGAAAAAAGTATTATCACCATCAAGAGTTGTATTTGGATATGAAGGTGATGCTACAAATAATCAAGTAAAAAAATAATTTTATATATATTTATATATAGTTAATTAACAAATGGAGGTTATAAATGTCAGAAGAATCAAAGTTAGAACAAAAATATAAAGACTCACAAGAAGATAAGAAATTTAGTCAAGAAGAGTTGGATACTGTTAAGTTAATCCAAAAAAAGTATGTTGATATTCAACATAAACTTGGTCAATTGAGTGTTGCTAAATTAAGATTACAACAACAAGAAGAATCCTTAAATAGAACGGGTGATGAACTTCACGATGCTTTTATAGATACACAAGAAGAAGAAAAAAAATTCATATCATCTATCACAGAAAAATATGGTGATGGGGTTTTAGATCCAGAAACAGGTATTTATAGTAAATCAGAAAAAAAATAAAATTAATTGACGCGTTTGAACAATAATCTATATATTTATATATGATTGAGTTAGAGCGCTCTAACCAATCACAGTATATACTAAATTTTAACATGTTAATACAAGAGGAGAACTCACATGGCAGAGAAAGTCGTTTCCCCCGGTGTATTTACCAATGAAATAGATCAATCATTTTTACCAGCGGCAGTTGGTGATATTGGTGCAGCAGTGATAGGACCTACCGTTAAGGGTCCAGCACTCATACCTACAGTTGTGTCTTCATATTCTGAATACCAACAACTCTTTGGTGATACATTCAAAAGTGGAAGTAATTATTATACATATTTAACTTCCGTTACCGCTCAAAATTATTTGAAACATGGTAACAAATTAACGGTAGTAAGAATTTTAGATGATCCAGCAAACATTTCACATGCATCAGCATCAGTTACAAATGGTAACGCATCAGTTGCAGCTACAATAGGTAGTGCTTCATTTGTGTTAGCAGCTGGTGAGTATGCTGGTGAAGAAGTAACAATTAATGGTGTTGATTTCATGTTCGTAAGTGGTAGTAGTCAAACAGATGTAGATAATAGTTATTCAAATACATCAACACAATACTATATGAGATCTGGAACATTGGCAGAATCATTGTTACAATTGACAGCATCTGTTAAGACAGCATTTTCTGAAATATCAGCTTCTGTTGATTCAACAGGTTTAACTGCTAGTTTCTATAGTGCATCATCAGCTTATTCTTTAGCTTCATCGTCACTTGGTACGAATTGGGGTTATTGGACAAAAGAAAATGCTCCAACAATAGCAAATACTGGTGAAACCTCATTTGGTGGTTACACAGCTCAAGTTGGTGGAACAGCATTTGTATTGAATACATTAGGTGATGGTACAATTGAAAATAGTAAAAGTTCAATAGTAGGTACTAATAATGTATTAGATTCAGGTTCTAAAGATAATTTAAGATGGGAAGTAACAAACCAAAATCCAAAGAAAGGTACATTTACTTTAACTATTCGTAGAGGTGATGATACGGAAAAAAGAAAACAAGTATTAGAAACTTGGAATAATTTATCTCTTGATCCGATGGCATCAAACTATGTTGAGAAAGTAATTGGTAGTCAATATAATACCTTACAAGGTTCAGGTGGTAGTGCTTATATACAACCTGTTGGTGATTATCCAGTTAAATCAAAATATGTTAGAGTATCTGATGTAGTTCAGACACCTGATTATTTAGATGAAAATGGTGATCTTCCAGTACCTGAACAATCAGAATCTTTACCAGTTGTTGGTAGTGGTTCAATTGGTGGGGCATTTCAAGGTGGTAAAAATGGTACAGGTGCAACTACTGGTCCTGATACATTCTATAGTGCTATTGTAAATGGTTCTACTGATAATGTACAAGGGTTTGATATAGATACAGCTAACAAAGGTTTAACAGCTTACAATGATGCTTTAACTCTATTATCAAATGCAGATGAATATGATATCAATATGATATTGATACCAGGTGTATCAAATGATATTGGTTCAGCAATTGTTAATAAAGCT